TCATAGATTTTGTAACTAACAGGTTCTATTTCAAAATTATGAGTTTTTTTACCTTCGACAAGTGTTACACCAAATTCTTCTGTAAATGTTTTAAGATCTTTAAAATTAATCTTTTGCCCACGTCTGAAAAATTCGTAACCTTTTTTTAGTTTTGCTACTGAGCCTATCTTTTGCCCATGATCTTCAATGATCCATTCCTTGTTTGGAATTACTACTTTTGATATAAAATTCATGCTACATACCTTGCATTAAGTGGATCTGCATAACTTTGTACTTGTTCGCTAATTTTTTGTAGGTCAAACTCTGCACAGAATTTTAGTAAACGAATTCCGACTTGTGGAATATTTTTCTCTGCGGTAGTTGCAGTATCGATGGTTTCTTTAATTATAGTTTTAATATTATCAGGCTGTGCCGTTAGATCGCACAACTGTACATTACGATTGTAATCGTCTAGAACACGATGTTCGACACCTTCATGGTCTGACCACTTTTGGAGCATCATGTTGTTCCAATTATAGCCTTTGCTTTCTCTGTCGGCAAAGGCGTCACGGAGACCAACCTTATTCTTTGTCCCCTTTTCACGTACTCCCGGATAAGCAGAGAAGATGTTGTCGGAGGTGTCGCCACGCATACACTTCTCAAAGAGTAACCATGTGGGGTCCGGTGCGCCTTTTGCTTCACCAGTTTTCTTATCTTTAACAGGCTTACCCTTTTCATCAAAGTATCCCTCATGTGTGGTTGTAATTTGCATTACACCGTTATATTGTTTTACGTTCGGAGCAATAAGTTGTGCAAAATCTCCGTCTGTTGAAATGATAATGTGATTGTCTTTTGGATGGCTTTGAATCCAACCAGCAATTAAATCATCTGCTTCTAACTGTGGATTCTGTAAAACTGTGGTATTTGTTTTATTAATAACAAAGTCCTTGAACTGATCAAATGTTTCCCAAAACACACGATCTTCTTCTGCTTCTCTTGGACTCTGTGCCGCCCGAGCTTCTGTGCGCTGACGCTTGTAAGGAGCATAAAAGTCCTTGCGCCAGCTACGCCCCTCCAAGAAGAAGATAACATGGTCACCGTTAAAGTCACGCCATGCCTTACGAACACTGCCTAAAACAGTATGAATACTCATGCCTACTTTATCTTCTAGACTTCCACGAACTACATGTCGTGCTCTAAAAAATGTGTTTGCTGTATCTACTAAAATATATGTCTTAGACATTAAGAAACCTCTGTTCTACCATCACCTAAATTGTTTACATTAATATAACCTGCTGTACGCTGGTTCATATTAACACCCGATTCACCGCCTACATTTCTGCATAGTTCGCCAAACCATGAGTCAACAATCATTTCTTCTGTATCGCCTTTGTAGCCTGCTTCTTTTAATTGTAACACAAAATACTCATTCCAGTCAAGTTCGAAAAAACCATTCTTAATATTATCTTTGTTTACATGAGTATCTAATACTTGAACCCAGGGCTCTTTCTTTTCTGTGGCAATTTGTTTTGGAGTTAACTTAGCCATGCGTTCTGCTTCGACAGCTTTCTCCGCTGATAACTGAGCCGCAACTTTTTGACGAATCGCTTCCTCTGTCTCTGCTTCAATTTTATCTATGCCAAATAATTTTTTAATAAATTTGTTCATTTTCTTTTGTTCCCTGCTACACTCTTTTTTCTATTATTAACAGATTTCTTATGAAGTTTGATTTTCGATGTTATTCGACTGTCTATTTCTTTATAGATTTCTTTTGCTGCCTGATACATTTCTACAGTAGTAGATTTATCTTTCAATGATAACACAAACTGTTCAAGTAATTCTTTTTTAGTTGGGTCAATTAAGTCATTATCTTTAGTTGGATCATAAATCCTAGCAAGGTTAATAGTTAATGATTTAATAGATTTAGGATCCATTATGTACCCCATTCATTTTTAAATAACGGTACTTGCAATCTGTCGCTATAACGAAGACCGTGTTTCATAGCCGCTAGTGCTACTGCTTTATTATTTAAAGCATAGACGCTCTCTACACCGCCCACAGGCATCAAATATACAGGACCTTGTAATCCGGCATCTCTATATTCTTGTGTGGCTTTCAGCGCATCTGCTACATCTTCTTCTGTGGCCACTACAAACTTCAAATACACATAACCATAGTTTTCGTAGTCAACAACTACTTTGGGTTTGATAGCATCCTTCCAAGGCTCGCCTGCCGCAGGCAATTTGGCACTAACACTGAATGTAAATTCTGTGTGTCCACTACGTACAGACAAATACTCTTTGAACTTTTCAGTAAGACGCATCGTGCCATTCGTTTCAAATGTAATGTCCTTGCATCCACGCATCTCTGGTTGCTCTAATAGGTCTGGATAAGCCTTCTGCCAACCTAGCAACGGCTCACCACCTGTAATAACTAGATGCTCATCACGCCACGCACCAAACGGCAATGTAGCAACAATGTCTTTGGCCAGTCCTTCAACTTCAACCATTGGACTTAAATCTTTAAAAGCAGGGTGCCAACTAGCGTAACTATCACAACCAGTTGACACTAGTGGCAATGCTTTATATTCTGTAAACGGGCTAATCATTGTATGCGTAGCCGCAATGTCTGTTGCTTCGTGACTTAGTTCGCCTCTAGGCATACCAAACCCTTGACAGGTAAAGTTACAGCCATAAGTGCGTAGAAAAACGGAAGGCACGCCCATAAAGCGTCCTTCACCTTGAATGGAATAGAATAACTCCGATACTTTAATTTTGCTCATTTATTGTTCCTAGGAAGTACTTAAATATATTATACACTTTTATTTAGGTTTGTCAACAACATAAGGCATTAAATGAGCAATTTAAAAACAACCATTAATTGGATGCTTCACGATTACTGCACATCAGAATGCAGTTATTGTCCAACTCGACTGCGAGGAGGTGAGGTACCAAGAGGAATACTTGATTACATGAGGGTAACTCAAACACTAATTGATCATTATGATTCATTGGGCAGAACTATTGATTGGACATTTAACGGCGGTGAACCATTGGACATGTTTGATTTTCCTATGATGTTGAAGTTATGCAAAGAGCGGGGCGGCAATATTGATCTTACTACCAATGGCGGAAAACTTTGGTTGGACTGGTGGGCTATAGAACCACATATTGATAACTTGCATTTGTCGTATCATTATTGGCAAAACCCTAATCTTATAAAATTTATTATTCAAGCATTCCAAAAAGCAGGGAAACATATTGATATATCTGTTCCTATGAGACCAAATTATTTTAATGAAGATTTAAAAAGAGCACTAGATATTGAATCTGAATTTAATATCGTTGTTTCTAAATCTATTTTATATAAAGAAGCTGATCAAAATTTTGGAATGTATCTATATGAGAATCAACAACTGCGAATTATGCAAGGTGAAGAACTAGTAGAAGAGCACAAGCATCAACATGAGATTACATTTGCAGAAAGATTTGAAGAAAAGGTAAATTCAAATCCATCTTATACAGGACAATTATGCAATTTAGGTATTGAAAAATTAAACATTTCTCACACAGGCTGGGTGCGTGGAAGTAATTGTAATACTTCTCAATTTGGTAATATATGGAAGGAGGCTTTTACACTACCTACTACTCCTCAAAGATGCGTTATGGTATCTTGTATAGATGGATCAGATCAACAAATTACTAAGTTTAGTCAGTAAAAATATTTGACCATTGTTTGAGCTTTTCACGTTTGGCTTCGGCAGCCTTCTCAATGTTGGTCCAACTTACAACATCTAGTTCTTGTAAGATTTCAATCATAGCATATAAATCACCGAGTTCTTCTTCTAAGTGTTCACGATTAGTTTTTGGCTTTCCTGGCTTTAAATTATCTAAACCGAAGCGACTAATCTTGCTGACTGCTACAATAACTTCTCCACATTCTTCTTGTAGAATGTCCATTGCTTCTTTTTCTTTAGTGTACATTATTTGCTTTTTCTGTTAAGTATGTATCGTTATGGATCCATTTGTTGTTTACTAGGAAACCCCATTCCCTACGCTGTGGACCAGG